TTCTGGAAAGCATATCCAAAAAAGAAATCCAGAGGCCAAGCTGAAAAGGTCTGGCTTAAAATAAATCCCGACGAGCAGCTCTTAGCAAAGATGATTGCCATAATAGAGCGGGCCAAGAAATCGGAAGAATGGATAAAGGAGAAAGGAAAATATATCCCCCATCCAGCAACATGGCTAAATGCTAAAGGCTGGGAAGATGAGGAAACTGAGGTGCATCCACTCTCCAGGATAATGGGAGAATCCGGACTAAAGACTGCCATGACAATTGGAACAATGGAGCTTGAAACATGAAGAATCAAGCAAAATTCAAAGAACTAATGACAGTATTGTCTGAGCTTTTCGATAAGCCATTAAGTGAATTAATCACTCGGATTTACTGGAAGACACTTGATCCCTTTACAGATGCTGAATGTCAGAATGCCTTCGAAACACTGATACAAACTTCAAGATTCTTCCCAAAACCAGCAGATTTTCTTGAACTCCTTGTGGGCAAGAAAGAGGATCGAGCGGCGCTGGCATGGCTAAAGGTAGCTAAGGCAATTAGAAAGATTGGCACTTATCAAAGTGTACGATTTGATGATCCAGTTATTCATTCAGTCATTCAAGCTATGGGGGGATGGATCAAACTCGGTCAGATGCTTGAGAAAGAGGTACCTTTTAAACAGAAAGAATTTGAACGGCTTTATACCATTATGGCTGGCAATGGTAAGCATCCAGATTATCTACCAGGAATTAGTGAACGTGATAATACAGCGAACGGTTATGATCAGGAAGAATCTGTTATAGCGATCAGTGATGATCGAGATAAATGCGAAGTCAATAGAATTACAATGAAGTGATGACAGAATGACAACCAAGGCAAGAAAGTACTGTGCTGCTTTTCCATGCAATCAGATTGCCGTCAAAGGTGCTTACTGTTCACAGCATCAACCAACAGGGGCACCAAAGGAGACCGATCCCTTTTATCTCTCCGTAAGGTGGCGCCGGTTTCGGGCCTGGTACCTGGGCAAGCATCCTTTGTGCGAACGGTGCGAACGTGAAGGACGGTTGACGCCAGCCGACATGGTTGATCATATTATTGAAATCAAGGACGGCGGGGCGCTGACAAGCGAGGATAATGCAGAGTCAATGTGCTGGAAGTGTCACGGAATCAAAACGGCAGAGGCAAAAAATCATCGGAGATCTGGCAAAGATAACCGCGCTGGTAGCACGGGAGTGAGTTAATTTCGACATGGGACTTCGAGGACCGACAACAGCGGCCAAGAAATCGGCCAAAAGACAGAGACCCAGCCGGGCAAAGAGGCCACCTTGGGACCGGAAAAAGTTTACCAGGGCTGAGCGGGTCATTGCCTTTATTGAAAGTTTGCCGATCACCGCCGGAATCCATGCCGGCCGGAAGATGAAGCTCCGTGACTGGCAGAAAGATATCATACACGCGATTTATGCCGTCGATGAAAACGGACTCCGTATGGTCCGCACTGCCCTTGTTACCCTTCCCCGGAAAAATGGGAAAACTGCCCTTGCTGCTGCCCTTGCACTTTGTCACTTGCTGGGGCCGGAATCAGAACAGCGTGGTCAAGTCTTCTCCGCAGCTTCAGACCGTGAACAGGCCGCTATAATCTATCGAGAGATGGAGGCGATCATTCTATCAGTGCCGGAATTCGATGCACGTTGTCATATTCAATCATTCCATCGAACCATCACTGACACCACAACAGGCAGTGTTTACCGGGCCATGAGTGCCGATGCCAGGAAAGCCCATGGATTAAGCCCTAATTTCATGGTCTATGATGAACTTGCACAATCTAAGGACCGCGAACTTTACGACAATCTGACAACCGGCACCGGGGCCAGGAAAGAGCCCTTAATGGTTGTTATCAGCACACAGAGCGCGGACCCTAACCATATCATGTCTGAACTTGTGGATTATGCCTTGAAGATCCGGGACGGCACCCTTCCGGCGGACCCGGCTTTCTATGGTTGCGTGTATGCTGCTGCTGATGACGCCGATCCATGGGATGAGGCGACATGGTATTCCTGTAATCCTGCTTTAAATGATTTCCGGTCTCTGGAAGAAATGCAGATATTTGCCGAGCAAGCGAAGAAGATCCCGGCGAAGGAAAACGTATTTAAAAATTTATACCTCAATATGCGAGTCGATGCAGTGGCCAAGTGGATTTCATCTGCTGACTTCGAGGCGTGCGTGGGGCCTATGCCGGACCTTTCCGGGCGTGAATGCTATGCCGGTCTTGATCTATCCAGTACGCAGGATTTAAGCGCCTTATCCCTCTGTTTTGTCCCTATCGAAGAAAATGAGCCGTATTTTACCCTTCATTATGCCTGGTGTCCTGAAAACGCCATAAAAGCCCGCTCCAAGGCTGACCGAGTGCCCTATATTGAATGGAATCGCCAAAAGCATATCGAGGCAACACCGGGCAGCGTCGTTGATTATGGGTACATTCTGAAGCGTATCGAGGCCATTGGCAAGCAGTACGATTTGAAAGCGATCCTCTTTGACCGCTGGGGCGCGACAAAGATCGTTAAAGACCTTACGGACATGGGCCTGACTGTTTTGGAATTTGGTCAAGGCTTTGCCAGTATGAGTCCGCCTTCAAAGGAAATGGAAAAGCTTGTTTTAAGCCGGAAGATTGTTTTTCCTGACAATCCGGCATTGGCCTGGTGCTTCTCAAATGTGATTGCCGAGACCGATGCAGCAGGAAACGTGAAAGTATCGAAAAAGCTGAGCAAGGAAAAGATTGACATGGTTGTTTCATCCATCATGGCCCTGGACGGCGCACTAAGAAACGCGAAAAAGGAGGTGACGCCTTCAATATCATGGATTTGATGCAGTAAGCATCTTTAAATATTAGGCGGGTGAGGGATTAGCTACCTCTCACCTAAAGCAAGAAAAGGGCAGTGCGGTGCCGCAATCATCGTATTTTGCCCTTTTTTTGTGGCCTGAGACAATGAAGTTAAAAGGAGGAAAAATGGAAAAACGAAGTTTTGAAATTGACGTGGGCAGCATCCGGGCAGAGTCCCGGACAGTATCGGCCAGTTTATCGAGTGAGCATCCCGTAAGGCGCTATGACGGCGAAGAGGTGCTTTCCCATAAACCCGGTGCCGTGGATCTGAGCCGGGCACCCTTACCCCTGCTATGCAGCCATAACAACGCATCCCTGCCCGTGGGAGTTGTGGAAGGTCTAAGCGTGTCTGATGGCAAGCTGAAGGGCACCATAAGGCTATCAGCGAACCAAGACGCCTTATGGACCGATATCACGGACGGCATTATCCGAAATCTCTCAATCGGATATCAGATTCAGGAAAAGCAGAAAACCAAGCGCGGATTTATCGCAACAAAATGGATGCCCTACGAATGCAGCTTAGTAGCGGCACCTGCTGACAACACCGTCGGCATTAACCGATCAATAAATCAAAAAAAAGGAGAAAAAAGGAACATGGACAGAAATGATGTGCTGAAAAGCAAAAAAGCGGCAATTGAAGAGCTGGCAGAGCTGGCAAAAACCGGCGAAAACGGCGAACGCATGGAAGAGCTGAAGGGTGAAATCCGCTCCTTGGACAGCCGACTTGAAGCCTTTGACATGGCCGACGCCGGGAAAAAGGATCTGAAGACCTTCACGCCGGACGTTAAAAAAGTGGACCGCTCTATCATTGAGGTTTTTGGCGGGCCGGTGACCGATCGAACCTATGCAGGGATGTTCAACCAGGGCCGGAAACTGGAAGTCAATGAGGAAGAAATCCGGGCTTTCCGGGCGTCAATGGTTGCAGCAGTGCCTTCGAGTGGGGGCATGTCAATTCCAGAGCCTTTAGCCGCGCAGTGGCTTGACGATAGCATCCAGTCTGAGATCATTCGTCCACGCTGCCAGGTGTGGACGATGGAGTCGGCCACCAGGAAGGTACCTGGATGGGATTGTTCCGATGAGTCCACCGGGGCATTGTTTGGCGGATTCAAGATGGAATTCATTGCCGAGGAGGGCACCGGCAACAAGCAGACCGGCAAGCTGCGCATGATTCAACTTCAGGCGAACAAGGGCGGGATCTTTGTCGATGCCAGCAACGAACTTATTGAAGATGGCCTTGGCATTGATACGCAGCTTGATAGGGCCATGAGGACGTCAATTGGCTACGGGATTGACGCTTATTGCTTGGGCGGGACCGGCGCCGGCCAGCCGTTGGGAATCAGAAGCGACCCGGCCAAGATCAGTATTGCCAAGGAAACCGGCCAGAGGGCCGACACTATCATTTATGAGAATTTGACGAAGATGTTTGCTCGTATGTATCCGGCAGGACGGCAGCGGGGGATCTGGTTGGTGAATGATACCGCAATACCTCAGCTCTTAAGCCTTTCGATTACAATCGGCACCGCCGGATCACACATCCCTGTAATGACGAAAGGACCGAACGGCTTTGAGATCTTAACCCGTCCCGTTGTCTTCACTTCTCACATGCCCAAAGTTGGAGACGCCGACGATATCATGTTCGTCGATCTGAGCCAGTATGTCCTGGGAATCAGGCGCGAAATGAAGCTTGAGCGCTCAAATATACCGGGCTGGACTCAGGACCTGATGAGCTACAGAGCGCTTTTGAGATTTGATGGTCAGGGGAGTTGGTCGTCGGCCGTCACGCCGGAACATGGCGATTCTCTGAGCTGGTGTGTCGGTTTGGCCGAACGTGCGTAAATTTAACCATAGGCGGACCTTCGGGTCCGCCTTATTCAAAAGGATAAAATCATGAATTTTCCATTTTTCAAAAAGCGAAATTGGGCGAATCTTGACGCCTTCGAGGGCCGGGAAACCTCTTCCGGTATCCATATCACCGAGACCGTGGCCCTGGGCATTCCTGCTGTCTATGCCTGTATCCGGGTGCTGACTGAGGCCATTGCATCCCTGCCACTGATAACCTATGAACGCCTTGAAAATGGCGATAGGGAACGGGCCAGGGGCTTTTCTCTGTTTCCCCTTCTCCATGATGTACCGAATCCGCTCATGACATCCTTTGAGCTTCGAGAGTTGCTTGTGGGGCACCTTTGCCTTCGAGGGAATGCCTATTGCTTCATTGAACGCAATGATGGGGAAGTTATGGCACTGTGGCCTTTGCACCCTGACAAGGTGACTGTTGAATTATCTGGAAGGGAGCTTATCTATAAGCATCAAAACGACGGCACCGAGAAAGTTTACCCCATGGGAGATATTTTGCACATCCGGGGCTTATCTTCTGATGGAATCATTGGCTATTCACCTTTGACGCTGCTTCGAGATACTTTCGGCTACTCTAAGGCCGTGCAGGAGTATTCATCAAGCTATTTCCGTAATGACGCCTCACCCGGTGGGATCTTAACGACAGCGGCGACACTGAGCACACAGAGTCAGGCAAACTTGAAAAAATCATGGACAGAAGGACATACTGGCAAGGGCAAGCATCACCGTGTTGCAATCCTTGACAATGATCTGAAATGGCAATCCATAGGAGTATCCCCGCAAGATTCACAGCTTATCGAATCACAGAAATTTTCTGTGGTGGAAATTGCCAGGGTTTTCCGGGTGCCGTTGAATCTGGTCATGGATTATGAGCGCAGTACTTACTCGAACGTCACAGAACAGAACCGAAGCTTTCTGACGCATACCCTGCAGCCGTGGTTGACAAGAATCGAACAGGCAATGGGAAAAAGCCTTTTGACAGAAACGGAAAAAGAAAAATACTTCATCGAACATCTTACGCAGGGTTTCTTGAGGGCTGATACCAAGACCCGCTTTGAATCCTACAAGGTTGCCATTGATGCCGGCTTCTTGACGATCGATGAAGTCAGACAACTGGAAAATATGAACACAATCCCGGAACCTGCAAAGAAGGTTCTTTCTGTTTAGGGGGAGACATGGAAAAGCTCTGTGCTACATGCAAAAAACGGAATGAATGTAAAAACCCATGCAAGGCCGTGAATGCTATCCTATGGAAAGACAACCGCGTCATGGAGAGGCATTTCCGGGATGTCATTGTCTGCTACCCACAAGGGAAGGAAGTCCATTTTTCAGAGCTTAAAGACCATCAGCTTGAGGATTTTTCAAGCAATGATGTAATTCTATGGAGCAGCGGGGATGTAAGGTTAAGAAAAACTACCGTCTTCATAGAACGATTTTTTAACAAGGTCCCCTGTAAGGAACTGGCTGAAAGATTTGGCGTCAAAGAAAATACCATCGTTTGCATGTATGCTCAAGCAGTGGAGAGCGTGGAGAAGATCATCGAAGTGTTGGACAGCCGAAGAGAGGGATTGAAGGCCACAAAATCGAGCAGGTTCACGGATGATCAGAAATTCTTTCTTCTCGCTTCTGTTTTCGGATTCAGCCAGGCAGAAGTCGCCAGGATGTTTAATCGGGACCGGAATATGGTTAATCAAAAGGTTAAACGCATGTCAGAACGATACGGGGCGCTTTTTTCCGGGCAGGTGCCGAAAGAGGAAAAACCCATTGACGATCCGCCGATCAAGGATAAACTCAGTAGGGCAGATATTGTCAATATGGTTGATTCATACACTGAACAGGGATTATCTCACCGGCAAGCCTTCAAGCGGATTGCAGAACGGCAAGCAGAATTTGTTGGACGTCCCGTGAGTATCCGGGGGATTGAGTCACGGTATTATAAAACTATGACGAAATCTTAAGCAAATAGTTAGAGTGCTGTTCTTTCCTTAATTTCTTCTTTTGTGAGACCATTATAGGCTGAAGGCGGTTGGCTTATCTTGTCAGCTTGAACTACTAACCGATAAAGATCCATTATCGTTTCTGTGGTCAGCTCTCTATAATTATCAGGTGTCACTCTAATCATTTGTAGAGCAGCTTTTAAACAGTCTTCGTGCGACATAGCCATAACAGAATCCTCCTTGGGGAAGTATTTTGATTCTTTATAAATATCACCTAAAAGAATGACCGTCAAGAATCGATATTAAGAGTGCTTAAATTTCGCTTGACACGATATATAAGAGGTGTATTCTGAATTCGCTTAAATTCATATACGGGAGGCCTCCGTTAGTGGCTATTTTTGTTTGTACCATAAACTTTAACTGGCTGTGGGATCCGGGACCCGTGAGGGCCGGGGGTTTTATATGAACCTAAGCGTCCCATGGCCTTTTGATTTTTATGGAGGTAGAGAGATGGAAGCAGAAAAAGAAGCGAAGGTCATCGCGGTAGAAGAAAAAAAAACGAAGCCGGTTAAGGAACAGTTTGCCTGGGAGAAACTTCCCTTTGTTGATCGCAAAACCTTATGGAATCCTACAAAACTGATATCAGCAACGGACCGTGGTTGTCCGGCTATTGATTTGATCGGACAAGAATTTGCACTGGCATATCTGAAGCTTATGAAAGAAGAATGGCCGAGGGTAGGGTTAGTGAGCCTTTTCTTTCTAG